GACATGCTTGCCTTGCGAGCTTTTCAAGGTTTGGTCAACGATGATAAAATGCTTATTAATACTTATCCTGAAGATTTCAGTATTTATTATATCGGTAACATTGGCGATTCTGATGGCCGTTATTATACTGAAAGTTCTGACGAATCCCGCGTTCCTGTTCTGGTTGGTCGCGCCATAGATTATGTACAGGATGTTGACAACGACCCGACTTAATGATAAGCTAATAAAGAGCGTATCAGAAAAAGGACGATCTCATTGAGATCGCCCTTTTTTTGTACGCCACGCCCGCCGCGTCTAGGCGCCTGCGAAAGGAGGTGAAACCATGAGATTCAAGACAGCTTACGACCCAGTAGAAGAACATGACCATTGCGGCATTGAGTTCACTATGCCCTCCCTCGCCGTTCAGGACGAGAAAGATGAAACTGATATCAACTATATCGTCAATAAGTATGCAGATGGTCAGAAAGGCATAGCTACTCTCGACCTCGGTGATAGTTCGCAATACGCTTATCTTCAGTTCGGAGATGCAACGCTTCCCGGCGATTATAGTACAGCACTCGAACTTGTCTCTGGAGTTCGTGAAGAATTCTATAGTCTGCCCGCTTACGTTCGAGCGAAATTCGGTCATGATCCTATGAATTTCATCAGCCAATTGAATGATCCTGCAACGCTCGAATATCTCCGACAACAAGGTCTGTATGGTAGTGAATATACCTTTGATAAACCACAACAGTCCGCAAGTAGTGAACAAACACAAGAAAAAGCTAACACTTTAGAACAAAATAATGAAAAAATACAAAAGTAGCGGCACCGAAGCCAGTTACTTACTTGATGTAACTGGCGTAGGTGACGCAATAATAAACTAAAACCTAAGAATGATTTGCTTTAGGATAATTCTTAGGTTTACACTCCAAAGAAGGTGAAAATTTGGCCCGGAAAATTAGAGTTAGAGGTCATCGCTTCAGCGATGCTCCTGCAATGTATATGCGGCGGACGAAATTCGACCGTTCGCACGTTTATAAGACGACTTTCAACTCAGGCAAGCTCATACCTATATTCGTTGACGAAGTACTGCCTGGCGATACTACTCGTATGTCTATTAATTACTTCGCTCGTCTGGCGACTCCTATTAAGCCTATCATGGATAATATATATCTGGATTGGTTTTTCTTCTTCGTCCCAAATCGCCTCGTATGGGACCACTGGCAGAACTTCTGTTTTGAACAGGAAGATCCTGATGACAGTACTGATTATGTCATTCCTACTGTTACTGCTACCGGTAACTCTGATAATGCTTATGTAGCCTCTCTTTGGGACTACTTCGGTTTGCCGGTAAATACTAGTGGTAACTTGTCTGGCGTTAGCGCTCTTCCATTCCGCGCTGTATACCTTATCTGGAACGAATGGTTCAGAGACGAGAACCTCCAGAAATCCGTCAAGATCCAGAAAGGCGATAAGAATGAAGTATTGGATTCTTCTCGCGTTTCTGATCAACCTTCTTGGTTGTTCAAATCTGGAACTGGCGTCTTCCCCGGATATCCTTGTCCGCCTCGTGGCAAGCGTCATGATTACTTCACTTCCGCTCTGCCTTGGACCCAGAAGGGACCCGGTGTATCTATAGGCCTTGCCGGTACCGCTACTCTAGTCGACCCTTCGCCTGTTTCGGGCTATTTCGTCCAGCAGTCTAATAACAGTTTAGGCGCCGCTCAACTTTCTGAAAGTGGTGGTGTTCATCATGTTTATACTGGAACTGGTTCATTAAACTATCAAGGTGGTTATTCCACCGCTATAGCTGGTCACTCTATTAATGGTGCTGGTACGGCTACTGTTACCGCTCAACCCGGTTCTTCGTGGCTTTCTAAGTCTGCTTATGCTGATTTAGATTCTTCTAGTATTTTTACTATTAATAGTCTGCGCACTGCTTTCCAAATGCAGAAGTTCTACGAACGCCTTGCTCGCGGTGGTAGTCGATACACTGAAGTGCTTCGCTCTTTCTTCGGCGTTGTTTCTCCGGACGCTCGTCTTCAGCGCCCTGAGTTCCTCGGTAGTTTCACGAAGATGGTCATGGTCAATCCAATAGCTCAAACTTCTGCGACCGACAACACTTCTCCTCAAGGCAATCTCTCCGCTTATGGCGTTACTGCATCTAATTTCCATGGATTCACTAAGTCTTTCGTCGAACATGGCTATATTATAGGTTTCGTCTGTGCCCGTGCCGATCTGACTTACCAGCAGGGCATCAATAAGATGTGGCTTCGTTCTACGGTTTACGATTTCTATTGGCCTACATTCGCGCATCTTGGTGAACAGGCTATTGAGCTTCGTGAGCTTTATGCTCAAGGTACTGAAGCTGATACTACTGTTTTTGGTTATCAGGAACGTTATGCCGAATATCGCTATAAACCTTCGCAGATCACAGGTAAGTTCCGCAGCTCTGTAACCGGTGGTAACCTTGACGTATGGCACCTTTCGCAGTTCTTTAACAATGCTCCTACTCTCAATGAAGAATTCATCACGGAAAATCCGCCTATTAAGCGCATTGTCGCCGTTCAGGATGAGCCTGAGTTCTTGCTCGACGTAGGCTTCAGGTATACCACAGTTCGTCCTATGCCTATGTTCGGTACGCCCGGCCTTGTTGATCACTTCTAGAAGGAGTTGGTTATATGTCATGGCTTTCAAATACGTTAGGCAGTGTCGCCGGTTCTGTTCTAGGGTCTGCAGTCCAGAATCATTACAATTCCGCTAATGCCGCACAGGCTAACGCGTGGAACGTCGAAAACTATAAGCATCGTTATCAATGGGCCGTCGATGATATGCGTGCCGCTGGTCTCAATCCTATTCTCGCTGCAACTAATGGTATAGGCGGTTCTATTTCTGGAGCTTCAGCTGCTACTGTAGGCATGAGTGATATCGGTTCTACCATGAACTCTGCTAGAGCCGCTAGTGCCGCTGAAAGGCAGGCTAAGAATGCCGAGCATCTTGCGATATCTCAAATCGATAAAAACGTCGCAGAAGCCGATTCTACGCGTCAGGCGACCCATGGAATAGTTTTAGATAATGGCATCAAGGCTAATAATTTAAATTTCGCCGAGCAAACTTATGAAAAACGTCTTGGTTATGAGCTTCAGCGCATGGATCAGGAGCTGCAGAATCTAAGGCTTCAAGGATCCTATCTTTCTTCAGGCATACTTTCCAACATCGCTTCAGCTAATCAATCTAATTCTGCCGCGAGTTTCGCGGTTCAGAATGCTCGTCTCTCGAGGCAGGAAGCTGATTTCTATGATTCGTTAGGCGTTGGTAATTCAGGCCTTGGCCATATTCTTCGTGGCATTGGCTATATATTTAAATAAGGAGTGTGTATGTAATATGTCTAATAAAACTACTATGATTCTAACCTTCATTGTTTCTGTTGTCGTCCCTTTCATCCAAGAAGTCGTCGATCTGATCGAAGCATTGAAAGGTCATTCTACTGCATCTACTCAGCTTGCAAGTAGAGTCGCATCTGACTTTTCGCACGATATTGATAAAATTGTTGAGCCGGCTTCTAATAAGAGTGATTCTAAAAAAACTAGCCGTTTTTTCGGTTCCTGGAGGGACGCTAAATGAAACGTCGAAGATTGTCTAAGCGCGGTTCTCGCCGTCTCTTCAAGCGCACCTCTAGATCTCGCCGTAGAAATTTCAAAAGAGTAGGACGAGGTGGATTTAGGATTTGACAATCTGACTTAATCCTGATACAATCGGTACAGGTGATTAATATGGTATGTTTTAATCCTATTCTCATGTACCCAGTCGAAGGAGCGATCACGAAAAATGGCAAGCAACATTATTCCTTCTATGGCAGTCTAAGCTCTCACCCTGAACTTGCTAACGATAGCCGTTTCATTCGCTGTTCTTGCAAGCAATGCATCGGTTGTCGTCTCGAAAATAGCAGACAGTGGGCTGTCCGTGCTGTTCACGAAGCCCGCACTTCGTCTTCAGCTTATTTCGTAACTTGCACGTTCGACGATTATCATTTGCCGCACGATAGAAGCTTAAGTAAGAAATTTCATCAGACTTTCATGAAAAATCTTCGTCGTGAGTATGGCAGTGGTATTCGCTTTCTCGGCTGTGGTGAATATGGTGAACTTCATGGTCGTCCCCATTATCATTATATTTTGTTTAATATTGATTTGCATGACAAAATTTTTCGGTTCCGTTCAGACGGTTATAATACTTATACTTCTGCTCGTTTTTCGAAAATCTGGAAATACGGCATGCACCTTATTGGCGAGTTTAGTTTCGACGCTGCTGCTTACGTCGCCCGTTACATAGTGAAGAAGCAGACTGGTAGTAATGCTGCTGCTCATTATAAAGGCCGTACGCCTGAGTTCATGCTGGCATCCAATCGTCCTGGTATAGGCGGAAAATGGCTTGAAGAGCATGGTGAAGAGTGTTATGCTAATGATTTCGTCGTCATTAACGGTAAGAAGATGCGTCCTCCTCGTTATTATGACAATAAATTCGATGAAACGCATCCTCACTGGATGGAATATATTCGTAATAACCGTATTGAGAAGATGCTTCATAACTTGGAGAACAATACTTATGAACGCCTTGTTGACCGTTGTCGTGCCCAGGAAGGCAAGTACAAGCATTTTCTTGGCAGAAAACTTGACAAGGTATTATGATTGTGTTATTATTAAATCAGAAATGAGGTGATGCCTATTAGCGAGTTCGAAGCTGTTAGTAAGTTCTGTCGCAATCGCGATATTTCTTTCGATTATTCTTTTCGCGGGAGCAAATATGCCGCTTATCGCCTTAAACCCGATGATTCTAGAGTTATTCGCCTTGATAATGACTATTATGTCATATCAGCTACGCTATATCTTATGATTCGTAGGTATTTAATTGCATTCAGAAAAGGAGATGGTTCCGCTGAGACTCTATTCCATTTATGATGATAAGGCTGAACAATTCAGCCCTCCGCAGGTTTATCACAACGACATGCTTGCCTTGCGAGCTTTTCAAGGTTTGGTCAACGATGATAAAATGCTTATTAATACTTATCCTGAAGATTTCAGTATTTATTATATCGGTAACATTGGCGATTCTGATGGCCGTT